ATATTGACAATTTACCAATTCACAGGAATCCCAGCAATCAAGCCTCAAATCCCTTAAATACAGTAATTATCATAACTTTCATTAAGGTCATAAGGAGTTATCTGGTATACATAATAATTTTGCTTATTGGCGTTTCTTGGCACTTCTGAAACACGCATGAATACTGACACTCATTAATACATAACACCAATTAGATGTGTTATACCACCAATGAATTCCCAATAAATGTAACTATTTTAGAATTTTTCTCAACCGATTCATTGTAATGTTTCTCTGTAATGTTATCATTTTCATTCTCAATGTTATCATACAATTCTGAAAATTTGTCCATTTCATTTACCATATATGACGGCATAACCTTAGTGTATAAATCCATAGTCATTTGTAATGTAGCGTGTCCTAAATAACTTTGAACTGTCTTCGGTTGAATTCCCGCTTCAAAGCAACGAGTAGCAAAAGTGTGTCTAAAACAATGTGGTGAAAATGTCTCCATTTCATCTAATGTGTCTCTTGTAAGATTAATCTCATCCACAATCTTTTTTATTGAATCACATACTGTCTGTGAATTCAAAGGTGTATTAAATTTAGTTGTAAACAAGAATTCCTTAAACTCATCTCTTGGAGTTTTGCTTTTAGGTGCTTTTGATGTTATTACCATCTTCTGCACATATTGTCTTTTTAATGCCATTTCACATTGTTTATTGATTGGTATACTTCTTTTGCTAGTTTTTGTCTTAGGCTGCTCAATATGAAACTCTTTCTGAATATCATCATCATACTTCTGATACACTAAAGTTCTTTTGACATTAATAACCTTTTTATTCCAATCAATATCTGACCATTTAAGTCCTGCAAGTTCCCCAATTCTCATTCCTGTTGTTACTGCTACAACATAAAGATTATCGTAGAAAGTTCCTTTGCAACAATCAAAAAATATAGATTGTTCCTCTACTGACAAAACCTTAATATCCTTTTCTTCATCTCTTTTTACAGAAATACCTTTTACTGGATTCTTACATAAATACTCGTTTACAATTGCCTTATTAAGTATATCTAATAAGATAATTCTCACCTTATTTTTTGTTTCAAATCCATATCCTTTATTATCAAGCTCTTTCAATCTTTTCTTAATATCAATCTGCTTAATATCCTTTAGATACTTATTTCCCAAATAAGGTGAAATATGTTTCTTGTATATCTGATTATAATGTCTCTTAGTGTCTGGTCTTATCACATCATACTTACAAACATTCATCCACTGGATATACCAGTCATCTAATTTTATGTTCTCTCGAATGTTAATTTCTTTTTCATTCTCATAAAAAGATTCATTATATCTTTTCTTAACATCCTTGAGATCGTAACCTGAAAATGATATTCGCTTACCAAATCTATTAGTAAATCGTGCTTCATATCGACCATTTTTTCTTTGGACAATTCCCTGTCCAAGTTCTTTACCCTTCAAGTCTTTACCCATATAGCCTCCTGTGCATACAAATAAAGACTTTCACTGATACTATTAATCGTATCATATGAAAGTCTTTCCATCAATCAAATATAATGTTTACTTTCTATAAATTTCTCAAACTCATGTCTCTTAACAAGGTGCTTGTTTCCCACCATAAATAAAAATGGACATGCTTTTTCCTTCAATAAATTTCTTATATTTTTCTCACCGATTCCAGAATACTTTGCTGCCTCTTCAACTGTAAGATTCAGCTTCAACCAAAATGGTATCTCTGTCTTAGTTTCTGATATATTAATAATTACTCTTCCTTTCTGTCATCAATGCTAACCACATTGTTTTCTTTCTCTTCACGATCTTTAACCATTGATTTAACAATACCATTAACATCAATACTTCCAGCATTAATAGTAGCTTTTTCTATTACTGGCAATACATTAATCAGCTTATCTAATGTTTCTTTATCCATTGAATCTATATTGGCAAATGAATTTACAGCATTTGTTATTGATCCCATGAACTCATCTAATCTATCTGGCTTTAATACAAGTTCTCTTACCACCTGTAACAGCTCCGATATCTCATCTGAATATCCATTATAATTATGTTTTCTATAATCAATTGCTTCATCACAAGCATGTTCCAGCTCATTATATTCATCTCTTGGAATACTCTTAGCAATATCATTAAGCAACTCTGTATTGTCTTTCATAAATATCTCAAGTTTATCTAAGCTGAACTCATCGCCTTCAAATATATTAATATCTGTATAATACTTAACAAGACAGTAATTAAAGATAGGCTTTCTTAATACTGTGGCATACCCTACTGTTGGCGATACTACCATTCCTGCAACTTCCATGATAAAACCTGTCTTCTGACTAAGTGATAATTCACTTTCAACCTTACACTCTAACTTTTCACCGTTCATATTATAAAATGATTTTCCCATTATTCCTTGTTTCCTCCATTGACTTTTTTATTAATCCTGATATCTTCTTATCAGTTGTATTCTTCTTAATATTCAAATAATTGTTATTATATTTTTCCTTACTCTCAGCGTCAGCCTTTGTTTTAACATCTTCAATAACAGGATTCTTGTAAAAGACAAAACATCTCTTGTTATACTTATCAACACCTGTTCTTTTAAGCATGTATCCATAGCCTACTTCTATGATCTGCTTTACGGCTTTAATATTTCGAGTAATTATAGTCTCCTTCTTAGGTTGATTGATATAATCATCAAAATCATTCCAACAATCATCAACGCTTCTGTCACATTTCATATCATGTTCTGCCAGAAACTTTTCATATACAGAAGTGACCTTATTACTCTTCTTGAATTTATATATAGGATATTCATGGCTGGAAACACTGATAAGATTCTTTATCTGTCCAGCCTTTATAATTTCTTCAAATAATTTTACTGATTCAAACTCTAATACTTCCATTTAATCCTTTCTAATCTGAAAATATACTCTGATATAATGTATGTGTCTTCTTTAAAGCTTCCAAATTATTTTCAAGTTCTTTTTTTATTTCCTGTGTTTCTGCTATTAATGCCTTGAATTTAGCTTCTTCTTGTCTGACATTCTTTATTGTACGATTCAATACATTATTAGGCATATTTGCAAATCTCTTAGATTCTTCTACTTGCAGTTTCATTTCCTGATTTTCTGCTCTCAAATCCTCATTCTGTTTTTCAAGTAATTCAATTCTTTGTGTTAATATCAAAATCTGTTTATCTTTATTCATTCTTTTATTCCTTTCCATCAAAATAAGACGCACTCCATTACAGAATGCGTCTTTATAATCTTGTTTAATATTTATTTGTTAATACAACAAAAGAGCAGGAGTTAGTCCTGCTCTTCGTTACCACTCTACTTAACTGTTAGCAATAATTAATTGCCCCATTCCTTGTCTTTTAAAATCTTCATAGCATTAATCCTCCTTAAACTGCCAGTTGATTTTTATAATTGAACCAATTTTGGGTTTTGTTATATTACATGTATATTTATGGTATATGGTATTATATTCATGTTTTAATTTAGGGTGAGTTACACTTTCTTGTTGATCAATATGTTTTAATATACATTTAGGCTCTCTTTCGAGAAGTATATCACTTTCAAATGAAATTGTATAGTAAAAATTTCGAATTGGATTATTTATCCTAATACTTGTACTGTTTCCTGACTCCAAATCATTTAACAACTGTTCATCATTTATAGCATTTATATCTAATTTACCATCTTTTATAGGATACATTCCAGGTATGCTCATAACATAAATGACTTTATATTTTCTATTCGGGCAAATTCTACTATAGTTAAATCTAAAAACCCATCTAAAAACTTTATCATTATTCTTTAAACTAATATTTTCTTTGTCATCTTCGTCATCTTCGTCAGTCCAATATTTTTCTTTAACAGAAGATATAATATTATCATCTGAACAATACCAAAATCCGTATTTACTAAATCTATCTTGAATCTTTGTTTTTCTCATTTCTATTAAAGTAGGAAATGATGCGTCTTTTTTACCATCAGAAATATCCAATCCTCTTTTTAAAAAAGTTTTTTCTTGTCTGTTAAAAACCATATCAAATTCATTAATAATTACACCTGTTCCATCATTGTAGATAGTAACATGTTTATGATAATTTTCAAAGTAATGAGTTATTTTCTTATTTTTAAACGAATGATGAGAATATATAAAATATCCGACATCTATACCATTCTTCATAATTGTTATCAAACTCTGTATGTATGATAGTATTGCCATTTTAACTTCCCCAATCATCTAAATATAATATAATATTATATTATATACCAATATTTGACATATATCTACAAGAACATTTGTTTAAATAACGCTATTAATCATCATAACATATCCATAACAAGACGCATCAGCCGTAACCAATGCGTCCATAATATTATTTCATGTATCTACGAGTAGATAATGAATTTCTACCTAAAAGCTGATTAGAATTAATCTCTCCAAGGATTTTCTGTATCTTTGAGTTTCCTGCCAGTGCATTACCAAGCTGTCGTGTAAAGTCTTCTGGATTATCTGTAACAACCTTATCAACATTAACATTAATGCCACCAATATCAACTGACTTATTTGTTGTACTTGGTACAATATCAGGCAACTTAGCACCTAAGTTATCCATATACATGTTTGGTGTAGTGATACCCTTAGAAAGATTCCAAAGTTTTTCAACTTGGTCTTTATTAAATACCATGTCACCAGTATCCAACTTACGAAGAGTACCATACTTCTTCGAGAAGATTACTTCTGAACCAAGACCTTCTTCATCAGTACGGTGTAAACCTGCTGTTGCTGATTTAGTGCCTTTACGATAACCGTGATTTTTGAGGTAGTCTAACATGAATACATTCTGATCGTAACTTCCTGTATATTGTCCTTCACCACCCATTTGCTCATAATATTGACTACGTGCACCAAATGATGAATCAAAATTGTTATATTTGAGCCTATCAATTACACTCTGATCGATATTCAACAAATCACGAGGAAAATAGTTCTCCTCGTATATCCAATCAACGCCATCTCCACCACTAGAAGAATCACTATCTCCACCGCCAATATCATCCCAATCATAATTAGGTTCACTGTAATCATCTGATGAAGATGAGTTAGATTCAGCAGCTTCCTGTTGTCTTCTTTGTTCTTCTAATTCAGCTTGTCTTTGTGCAGCTTCTTCGTTAGCAAGGTGAAGCATTTCCTGAACTTTGCTCTCAATACCACTAACAACATTATTAAGAGTTGTCATAGTATTATCAAATTTTGTTCCAAAGTCATTAAATACAGAAGTAATATTATTATTAATATTATTTGTATTTGTCTCCCAAATACTCTTCATACCATCGCTAAGATTTATACCAAATTCATTAGCAGTATTAGTGATAGTATCTTTAATTTCTCCGCTATGAGTATTACTATCATCAATAATCTGTTGAATAAGACCATCAAGGTTGTCTAAACGAGTATTTATCCATTCTTCAGTTTGACTTGCTAAGTCGTCCAGCATCTTAGTCTGATCTTCAATGTACTGTTCGTACTCTGTCTCTTCTAGCTGGTCTTGTGCATCTTTAAGCTCTGAATTTATGGTTTGTCTCTGAGACTGACCACTTTCAGAATTATCACCTTGTAAAGCTAATAATCGTTTCTGTAATTGAGCAACAGTATTAGCCTGTTCAGCAACTGTTTTTTGATAATCATGCAGTGACTTCTCGGCAGATAGACTCTCTTTTTGCTTGTCAATAATTTTCTGTAAAGCATCTAGTAAATCATTATATCCATCGTTGACCAGATCCTTAATAGCATCTTTTTCAGAAATACTTGATTTGATAGCTTCTTGCTGTTTATCAATAAGGTCTTGTTTTCTATCTAACAATTCCTTATCATAAGGATTATTGGCAAGTTCCTCATCAATTTTAAGAATTTCATCTTTATATTTTTGAGCCTGATTTAGATATAATTGATACTTCTGAACGAGTAACGCCTGTGCAGCCTTACCTTCAGCAGTAGTATTACCATTGTCGTCAGTAATACCTTTATCTTTTAATAATTCAACAAGAAATTCAGTTTCACTAATAAGATTCTCTACATCATCTCTTGTTCTATCAAATGCATCCCACTTAATCTGTCTGATAGCTTTATCATATGATATGATTGCTTTCTCAGCATCATAGATTGCAGAAGATACACTATTTATTGAACTCTGCATGTCATACCACTGCTCACTATACTTCTCAATCTTTCCTGAATCTAATGCATTTGTTAAAGCTGTTCGCTCTTCTTTCAGTCTTTCAAGATTAGCCATGTCCTGCTCCTTCATAGATTCATTAAGAAATGTAGAAGAAATCCATCCTTTAGTCTCAATTATATCTAATTCCTTTTGAAGCAAATTATTATATTCATCAACTTGATTAATTTGTTCTTCATACTGTGACTTAATATTGTCAAACCTACTCTTAGCAAGTCCTTTTAACTCAATATTAAGTTCCTGAACGGCGGTCTTATCGTCCTGTGCCTTATCATAGAAATCCTGACAATCAGATATAGCATTCTTCAAGTCGTCATCATAAATAACATCAATGCTTATTGAACCATCTGCAATCTGATTCTTATAATAATCATCAAGACCATAAGAATTAAATGCATTCATGTAGTACTCATAAGCATCTGACTGTGCATTTATCTCATCTCTGAGTGTACTCATAGAATCTGCCAATGCGTTATTACGATTGAGCCATGTAGTTGTTGTATCTGATACGACATTCTTTAGGCGTGAATATGCTGTAGAAATCTTGTTGATTAAGCGTTCAATCCAGTTGAGTTTTTCGGCTGTTTGTGAAGATGATGAACTAGATGAATCGTCTCCTGAAAGACCTTCCCATGATAAATTAATACCATTAAAAGCAGAATCAAATGATATATTTTGTAAAGCATTGTAATCATCAACCATTTTCTGCATTTCAGCAACGGCATTTGTCTCTTCATCTACACCATTCTGATACAGATATAAGCCTAAATCCATATCATCATCCATAGAAGTAGCTTTTGAAGTTAAAGACATTAACCCTGTTGTTGTATCTATAGTAGTCTGATAGAATTTACCCCACATACCAGAAAGATATTTAACAAGCTGGTCATCAATCTTCTGTTTAGCTTGTGCGAGATTTTTATAGTTACTGAAATCTTCGCCATACGCTTCAGATAAGCCTGCAAAGAAATCATTATTTGTGTTTACAAGGTTAGAATAGAATGTACCATCATACTTAGACTTCTCAACAAGTGAGTAAATATAGGCATTTTTATCATTCTCATACACGCCCTGTAACTGGTCAAATAACTCTTCCTGCGAAATAACACCAAGCATATACTGACCTAAATCGTCTTTTGCTTCTGGATACTGTTTGATAATTTTCTGCATTGAATCAACACCGATACGACCTGTTTCAGACATTTCCTTCTGAATAGAAGATAGCAAATCTGCTTCTGACTGAAGGTCTGCTAATGTTGCTGTCTTAGTCTTATCATCTGATTCCTCAAGAAGAGAAGTTGGATCAAATGTTTCTACTGGCTGTTCAATAGGATTCTGTTCAGCTTCTGCCTGAACTTTTTCCATAGCTTTCTTATATTCAGGAATATACTGTTGGAATATTTCAAGCCAGGATTGCATATTTGCATAAGCTGTAGCATCATATGCATCTGTACCCTCTGCCTTTTTCATCTTCTCCATTTCAGAAGTAAGCTGATTATATAAAGTCTCTTTGTTCTTATCAAAATCCTTTGTCAATAAGTCAAGAGTATACTGTGCATTTTCAACTGATTGCTCTGCTAAAGCCTTCTGATCTTCATCAGTGGCATTGTTCAACTCTTTTACTGCGTCATTATATGCGTCTGTAGCAAGTTTAATCTTTGCTAACTGTGCAACGGCTGTATCCTTATCATTACCGCTTGTAGCCATGTTCCAGCTTACACCGTTGGCAGTTCCGTCACCATTAAAATTCTTTGAAACAGATGATATAACATCTGAAGCATTAGAACCAACATCAAATCCATTACCAAACTGTTTATTAAATGCTTTCTCTGAATCTCTAGCCTGAGTTTTTACCTCTTCATTATTAGCTTCCTTGAGTTTTTCAATCTTCTCATCTAATAAGGCATTCTGATATTTAAGGTTTTCAATCTCTGCTTTCTGTGATTCTGTTATAGTACCATCTTCCTGAAGCTGCTGTAATTCTTCAATTTTCTGCTTGTTTTCTTCAATAGTGGAACTATATTCAGATATGGAATCAGAATTTTTAGATACATTTTCTTCTGATTTTTCAATAGACTTGTTATATTTGTTGACTGCTGTTGTACCATCAGCCCAGTCCTGAACTGCATTTACAAGTTTATACGCACCATACATAGTTCCTAGTGCTGCTGTAATCGCTAATAAATACGGATGTGCTAATGCAAGATTTTTAAGTGATGTTCCAAGACCTGTAATAGAAGTTGTAAGTTTCTTTGTTGTGTCAACCGCACTACCTTCTTTTGCAACGACATTTGATACTCCATCTGATAATACATCTGCTGCCTCACCAACTTTTAAGAATCCATCTTCCACTTTCAGTGAACCACTAACGGCACTTTCAAAGAATATCTTCATAAGATTGGATGTTGTAACAAAATTGTCCTTCTTACCTTTCACCAAGTTAAATATATCTACACCTTTAGTGATTGTCTTGTATGTGATAAATAGTTTTATCAGCTTCGCAACACCATCATTTCCCGTAATGTCTTTTAATGACTTTGATAAATCCTTAAAGCCTTCTGCCAAAACACCTATACTTGAACTTACAATAGTGTCCTGTTCGATGATGTTTTCAAACACTTTTAATAAATCTGTTGCACCTGATAATACATCTTTTATCCAGTCAGAACTTATTACCTTCTTTGATACAGATTGAAATTCGTTCTTAAGTTCATTCTGTAAGCCCTCAACGCTCTGGCGATATATTTCATTTTCGTTAGCTGCACTTCCAAGACTGTCCTTTGACTGCTCAATAGCCTTATCAACATCAGCCATCTGTTGTACTATTGCATTAAATACATTGACTTGCCTCTTTCCTGATGCAAGTTCAGCATAATACTGCTTCTGCTCGCTTGTAAGTTGTGGATATATCTTAGCATAGTCACTCAAGATATCATATGTACTTCTTAAGTCGCCATTAGAATCTTCAATAGCAACTCCTATCTTTCCAAATGATTCACTTAACTCTGCTGATAACCCATCAATTTCATCTCCGTCCTCATCTATTGCTCTAAGTCTTTGAGAAATAGTGATAAGACCTGTAGATACTTTTTCCATGTTTCTTAACTGTGCATAACCACCAGTTAATAATCCGATTGTTTCATCTATGCTGTTGCCAGCCTGATTCATTGTACCTGACACACGCTCAAGACCATCAGCCAAATTATCAAATCCAACTGGACTTTGGTTTGAAACGCTGTTCATTTTATCTACAATGGTCACAATATCAGATTCATTGATATTAAAACCTTTTAATACAGCTATCAGGGTACTCGCTGCATCAGAAGTCTGTGTAATTCCATCTGCAACATTAGTCATAAGAAGTGCCGACTTACCCATATCCAAGCTGTCTTCAAGACTAAAGCCAGCTCTTTTAAACTCTGTAGCAGCCTCTATCATATCAGAACCTGTACGACCAACCTCATCTGCTGCATCAAATGCCCTATCTGAAAACTCTAACAATTTATCAGATGTAAGGTCTGCTACCTTGTTGAACTCTGTAAGTTTCTTATCAAGGTCTGCAACCGCATTAACCATTGATTCAAAACTACTTATAACCTGGTCAATAACTTTGTAAGCCAACTGATATCTAAGAATATTTTCAAAAGCGTCTTTAATACCACTCTTCAGCCCATTAAAGAATCCTGTGTACAAACTTCCAGAAGACTTTACTTGCAATGCTATATTGCTGAACTGTCGCTGTAACTTTGAGAAATCAGCCTTATTATTACAATTGTGTAAATCAAATATTATCTGCTTTAACTCTGCATCATACTGTGCCGCTGCCTGTCTGTTCTGCCCCATCCATATAACAATCTTATTAGTGAGTGCAGAAGCCCCTTGCATTGTTGAAGTATCAGCACTAAGATTTCTCTGCTCCTGGGCAGTTACCTGATACTGTTTCTGTAAGTTCTTTAAAGATGTGACAATCTCATTATACTTAGCAATCTTTTGTTGAGGATCACTTACTGTATTAATAGATTCCATAGAAGATTTTAACTCTTCAATCTGTGTTTTAACATTGTCTGGTACTTTAATAGAATTGAACTTTGCTTCAATTAATGCTATATCCTGTGGTAATGTTTCCAGATTGTTCTTCATTGCTTCTAATGAACTGGCATGTGTACCCTTAGAAATTTCAGCATTAAATGTCTGATACTCCGTTCTTGCTAAACGAAAATGTGTTTCTAACTGTTTAATATCATCTATTGAGAATGCTTTGATAGATAAATCATTGAATTTATTCTGATTATCAGAATTAAGAGATATACCGGCTTTTTCTGCCTGAGTATTAAGAAGCTTCATCTTAGCAATCAGTTCTTCCTTCTTACGGATTACCTGATTATCTGATTCTGCCTGTCTTTGATTAGCCTTTGTTGTGGCTTCAATATTATGTGATAATGATTTCTGACCTTCTGACCATTTGACAATGTTATGTTCCATGCCATTTGCATCATACCACTTACCTACTGATTTTAACTTTAATGTAGAATTTGTCACCTCATTAAGCTCATTACGATAAGTAAGTAATGCCTTTGTAGCCTGTCCATTATCATCAACATTAATCTTGTACTTGACTAATTGTCCTTTGTTATTTGTGATGTCTGCAACGATTTTATTAATCTCTGCTTTAACTGCATTAGCATCAGATAAGTCAAATTGAAATGGAACTTTTACATTAAGTCCTGTCGTATTAATTCCTGATTTTAACTGCTGATTAATAATATTCTGTTGCTGTTTGATAGAGGAAGTATCTAATTTGACTGTCCCCACATTGATTTGTAAATTTTTAGATATGCTATCCAACTGCTGTTGAATAAGCATTTGAGATTTGCTTGAATCAAGCCCTACTGCAACACGTGCAGCATTTGTATCAGACAAGTTCTTTAGTACCTGTCTCAACTGCTTGGACATAAGTTTTTGTGTTGCATTCATATCTAATCCAAGCGTAACTAAATTATTAGCCATTAAACTATAAGCCTCCTTAATAATTTGATTTTAATATCAATACCTAGAGGATTATTTTTATTAAATCTGGCTATTGCTTTTTCTAAAAAGTGACCACCTTCTCGATATCCAAAATTTTCAATATCTTTATGCCAGCCACTTTTCACCTTATATCCTTCATTCATAAGTTCAATTGAGTTTATTACATCATCACTCCACAACGATTTATGAAATGCATCATCAGAGTATATTATGTCAATTATAAGCTGATTCTTTGATGGATAAACCTTTACAACATCATCAACACTTATTGAATCTCTCATATTATATGTTCTGTTATATATTGTCGGTGTATATGAGAAATACCATGCATCAATCTCTTCTTGAAGGATTTTAAGAAATCTGTCTGCTTCGACTTTAAGCTGTTTTTCTATAGTATTACCAGTCGGCAATACAAGTTTTCTTAAATCAAAACCTAATGTATTATTCATAGCTCCTTTCCTCCAATTTTAACAATTCTAGGTATTAATATTACTTGTGAGACCTATCATCGCAAAAATCTTCAATTATTTTTATCTGATCTTCATTTAATTCATAATTATCAGACAGCCATCGAGACATTTGAGATGGATAGATTCCAACTAATGAGGCGAGATATGATTTCTTAATGCCATGCTGCTTAAGATGCTCTTCGACTTTTTGTTGTAATTCCATTTCAATGTCCTTTCTTAATGATAAAATCTATGGTAAAAAGAGATGATTTCTGCCATAGAATAGGCAGTTATCAAAATAATTTTCAAAATTATTTACTCTCTTCCCCTATATAAAATTTGTAAAAATAAAAATGGAATGTGAAATTTGCTATAAAAATAAGGCAAAAATCACATTCCGACACTCAATTTGAAAACTTTAAATTTTCAAATATAATTCAGGCAGCAGGCTCTTTCTTGTCCTTATCCTGCTTCCCTTCATTCAATTTTTTCAAGCTGTTACTACATTTTTGACTGCATGTCTTGGTGTTCCCGACTTTTATAAAATGTCTTCCACATATCACGCATTCACACAATTTCTTTTTCCCATTACTTTGAAATGCTTCTAAGTAAACTATAGGATTATATATATCCTGAACCTCAAACAACACATTGTTATCATCTGATATGTCCATATTCAGAACGAATCTTTGCTTCTGCTTATCATCTTCTATATGAATAACACCAGACTTATTGAACCTTTTGAAACTGCTATCAAATGAAGCTGCCCCAACCATTTTCATAATTGTATTCATATTATAATATATCGGAGTTCTTTTCTTCTTACCATTCGGCTTGATTTCAGTTTTATGCTTATACTTTGTTATAAAGAATGAGTCTCCTTTTAATCTGCCAGTCTGTTTAGCATATTTATAATGACACAACAGGGCAAATAATAATTCTCTGTCGTTCTGATAATATGTGCCGTTCTTCTTTTTCTGAAGAACCGCGTCCATGAAATTCATATCTGCCTGTGTTATATTAACGCTCTTTCTGCTCAATTTATTTTCAAGCATATTATCTAAGGTATCATCACCTTCAACAGCTTTTTCGTAACACATTCTAGGTCTTTCCTTTATAACAATACCTATCTTCTGATTCTGATTAAGATTATCAAGAATAACATGTCCAAAACATTTCCATAGCATATCTTTAGTAGAAGTCTTAAACTCATTTTTATTATATTCCATGTCAATAATTGAATTAACTGCAAGATTAATATTAAATTCACCATTCTTAGTGAAGATATCTTTAATCTCTCTAATACAATGATAATGAAATACTTCAAACTTTGCTGTAATATCACGGCTATCAGTGTTTCTTCTGTCCATCTCTTTTTTAATATCTTGACACAACTTCTGCTTTGCTTTCTTCCTGTTGTTCCAGACAGCATACGCCTTTATATATTCATCACTGTATCTGTCAGGTTCATATAGTGGCTGCTTAACACCTTTATCATCTAACACATAAGAATTGTTCATAAGATTCTTGTAATCAAACTTATTCTTCTTATTATCTTCATCAGTACCAACATCATACATAAAATGCTTTCTTCCTACTTCTATATCAATGTACTGAGGGATTCTATCCATAGGACTATTAGTATAGCCCTCAAGACTTGACGATTTCTTACCTTTGGCAAATTTGAAGAACTGCGGATACTTTATCTTCGATGGTTCAAACATGTTCCTAGGATCAGGAATAAGTTCCTTATATAATTGCTCATATTCACCTATTAAAAGATTCTTTCCCGTCTTTGGGAAGTCTATTGCATAGTTGGACATTGCACATATAACATTAATAGCATCATCATATTTTAATGGATTATCTTCTAAATCTGGTCTGTTCCATAATTTAGTAATAGCATTGCTTGATAAACCAATAATATTATTTTTGAATCCATCAACAAGAGTTTTGTATATAGATTCATTGTCTATCTGCTGTGCCTTCGCTTTCTGCATATCATAATATAAAGGTACATCAGGTAAGCCCTCTGTGGCTTTTAATACAGCCTTATCAGCTATAACAAGAATATGGTCTCCATCCCAGTCACACATAAGAAAAAGTGAAATCATATCATGGCAACTTACAACTGTATCACTTTCCATATACTTGAACCATTTCTTACATTCATCTGAAACTATCAGTTTTCTTCTAGGGCATTCATATCTTGACAGGTGTGGACTTCTAAGACATAACACTTCTTCCACATCCCCCTGCTCACCATAATATTTATTATATACATGATTCTCAGGTACTAAGCCTTGCGGATTGACATTACCCATAAAGAGATACTCACAAAAAGCGTACATGTCAGGTGCTACATAACTGTAATATCCTCTAACTGGAATCTTCCCACCCTTATATGAATTCTTTCTTGCATTATATAAGCTATGTATCTTGCTCATAATATATTTGTCCTGTATAAGTGGTGGGTAGATATCCAATGCCTTTGCTATATAATAATTCGCATTTTCAACCTTTTCTCCATCTGCTGCCAGTGCAACAACATCATTATCACCAACAATTTCTTCATTTAATATATCGTCAATTGTAAGTCCTAACTCTTTCTTCACATATTCAATGTCTGTTTTTAACTTGTATAAATCTTCTACTGCTGGCTGGCATAACTCTGTAATATCTGTATTATATGGGAGTGTCTGTAAGAACTGATATGAGAAAGTAACCTCTTCCTTCGGAGGTTCAGCATAAGCATTAATAGATAACCTTAGATTATTTTCTTTGAATTTTTTCTTGTATTCTTCCCAAGAACTGTACTGCTTCCACATTTTTAACTGACTTGTTGTAATGATGTATCTTATATCTTCCTTTTCTACATCGTGCGGAGTCCCCCACGGATCAACCAGAATACTATTATGAGATATCTCATGAGCAAACAGTCTGAAGTCAAATGGGAACATAGCACCTTTGATATAACCACCTCTTATCTGACAGCTTGAAGGTAATTCCCCTGGAATAAACATTCCTGCTCCGTCTGTATGTTCAATAGAAATTCTCTTGGTCTGATATTCTTTCGGTGTATCATTCACATAACATTGTCCGTTATCATCCGTCTTTATATCAATGTATTTAACCTTACCATTAACAACAGTTTTAAGACCATCAACAACAATACACTTATCAATATCAATGTTCTTAGGCGGTAATTTGCTTGATGATAATAATAACGCATTATATGATAAATACTTACCAACATTCATTCCTTTATTATCATTACCCTTATCAGCATTTATTCCATCAACTGTAAGTCCTGCCATTAAGAATGATTTATGTGCTTCATAAAATTCTTCCTTTATAAGAGTAACCTTACAATTTCTCACCTGACCTGTAGTTGCTGTGAATAATTTGTATTTCTTACCACCTATAATGATTCCCTTATCTATAATCTGCCATAAGATTTCATTATGATTGATTACCATATAGATAATCTCGTCCAGAAGCTGATAATCGCACTTCTTATACCCTCTATCAGCTAATGCAAGCCTGACAATATCATTCTCAAATATCGAAATCTCATTTCTTTCATTCAAATACTTGTCTGATACTGTCCTGACAGATTCATTGTTATGAATAACCTCTAATAATTCTGTATTCTTTTTCTTCTTATCATTATAGATAGCATTCTCGTCATCTGTGAATGTCTTAAATGTATTTAATTGATAAATCCTTACTCTTCCTAGTTTAAGCTTTGTATAATTGTGTTCTATAATTAACACCAACCTTTCTGTATATTCTATTTATAGTATTCTCTGATTTTATTGTGTTTTGGGGTAAAAAAAATACCAACCACCGAATATTGATGGTTGGTATCTTCTATGATTCATTTTTATGGAAAATTAAAGCAAATGTTTTTGCGAGTAGTGTCAATGCAAGTATTGTATGAAGCATTTGAAAAATTCTCGGAATAATTCCTGTCAAAACAATAATTCCACTACTATATGTTGTTAATATAGAAAATGTAAGATAAATAAATTCAAACAATTTCTGTCCTACTGTATTTAATGAAATATTATTTATTTGAAACCAATTAGGATTTATAACATACAATGTATAGTATGTAAGTGCCATAGACACAAATAATTCTACAGTACAAGAGATTATTATCATTCTATAATTATTATTTTCTTTTTTATCTTTTATTTTCAAATAAATACATAATTGCACTGTACTCGATATCATGCTAAATGATGTCAATAAACATAGAAGTATTTTATGTTCTGAACAACAAATGATTGCCAAAAAATATAAAGTAATATATCTAAATATATCTATCAGCTTTTCTTTTCTAAAATCTGCTTTCTTTTTTAAATATGGTTCTATACCTATCAAATAAACCATTAATATGACCGTAAATACAATTGTCATTTATGCTTTCTCCTCTTATTAAAGTAATCATAGCACATCAACCATCAATATTCAATTTTCAATGTTCATATATTATTATAATTACCTTCCTATATAAGGCTTAAATCGCACCTGACAGACTAAACAGACACTTTTATCTGCCTGACACACAATTTACCATCTAAAACAATATCACCCGAATTTGATACTATTTTCTTTAATTTAAGCCTGTATAAACAAGTATTAATTGCTTTAAGGAAATACTGATTTCATGGGAAGTTTTTCAGCTATTTACGCCCTATTTGTGGACTTTTCTTTTTCTTATTTTTCCTATTTTCATTCTCCCAATTTCTAACTGCAAATTTTGCCATTTCAGGATTATCAAATATATATTTTATAGGACGAACATATGGTTGTGTATCCTTTTTCCCCTTAACTAATACTTTATTAGTGTCTAAATTTATTTTTATAAGAATGACTTTACATGCACCCGAATAGTTACATGTATAATATGTCCTTCCTATAATTAATTTTTCTTTGTCTACTGGAATCGGTTTTATATATCCCATTATCGTAATCTCCTTTTCATATCTGATTTTATTTGCAGACGTTCGCAAGAACGGATGCAAGGGCATGAGCTTCGTAGGAAGCGAAATGACCAACTGTCTGTGACATAATATATTAGTGGGAACATCCCACACCCTGTTAGTCTGCCATCTTATCTTGCGAAACAAGTTCGCAATCTAATCTGTCAGCCTTTTTCGTTGATGTGTCCTGCCACATTGCTTACGCAATATGTCAGTCCAATCAAGCGAAAATCATCTCTTTTTAAAAAGTTGGCACTTTATAATGCCATATAAAGGAATTGTTTATATATCCCGTTTTAAAGTGCCAACTTTTTATAATCACTGATCAAATACAAATAATTCATCAATATCCGAATTACTTTCCAAAAATTCTTCCATTGAAAATGTTCTATCCTTATGACCTATCCTTATTAGTTCATCAGTCAAAATACTTTGTGCATCTAAATATGTATCTGGTGGATTCCACATTTTCTTTTTATGTGTTTCAATTCTTGTGTTATCTCCCCAATATTCATCAATCAGATTTTTCATCTGCTGTTGATATTCTGCTTTATTTTTTTCATACAGGTCTTTTGCATTTGAATTTAGATAATCAACTACCTTCTTATTCAATAATTCCTTCTGTAGTTTCATTTCCAATTCTGGTAACGCTTCTTTAACTCCATCAAATGTATAAATCACTTTTATCTGTTTAAAGTAGTGATTCCATCCATACTGCTGATACAATAAATCATTTACTTGTTGATAAAAATCTGCTTGTTGGAATCTAATAAAGACTTGGAACATTTTTTCATATCCCATAATGTTATGTAAGACATGTCTTTCGACTTCAAGAATCTGCTTTTTCTGAAGATCAGTAGCTTCAAAATACTGTTCTTTACCTCTTTTATCCTTTGTGACAATGACTGTCTGAATTTCATAAGTAATTAGTTTTCTATTCTTCAAACTGTTCAATGCAGAAAAAAGAATCTGTTCTAATTTCTTGTTACATCTTTGATAAAAATGTCTAACTTCCCATGAGGTAATTCTATAATCAAGATTTTTTAATTTATTTTCTGGTGTTCTTCCATATTTATGACTTGCCATACCTAGCATTTCCCACCAATTACGTTTCGTAAATGTTCTTGTATAACCTTCTTGTTTTGATAGATACTGCAATAAAATTACTTCTATACACTGCACATAAATTGAATTATTACCCAATTTACGCTTATCCTCCTTGGTTAGTGGGGCATCATATATATCTGAAATAATAAATTTCTGTCCTGACTTTTCCCATTCAAAATATCGTGCAAATTCTTCTAATTGATATTTCTTTGATTTACCACTTTTAACTTCCTGACCTAACAATTCACATAGTAATTTATAATTTTTAACAGTCATACCAATTTCAAGTTTTGATATATCAATACTATCTACAACATTTTGTGGCAGCAATAAGCTATCATTTTCTTCATATCCTTGCAAAAAATCCTTTTTCAATTCTTCAAGAGATTTAACCCACACATTCTTTAACTGTTCCTTATTCTGAAATTTTTTGTCTTGGTTTAAAATATCAGCAATATTTATAGCAATAATCCTGTCAAGCAAAGGATCTATATTACACACATACTGTCTCAAAACATTTTCTTCTATATCCTCATTCTTATATTTATCAGCATTTAAGATAATTTCTTTTGCATATGTAACTACTCTACTTGTATCTTTCTTTACTTCATCAGGTGTTGGTAATTTTGTTATTCTTTCTGCTTCTTCTGGTATAACAGATATATACTCTCTCCCATTCGACACATAAAAGAATCTCTCTAATACCTTTGCTGTCTGATTTTTATTGCATGGATTTATATAATCCATATAATTTATTCTTTTTTCTGTATTAACGCTAATAATACATTCCTCCTATCTATTCAGTTATAGGCATAATGCCATTACTGACACTATGCCTGTCTATCCGTACTCTTCAATTTATCAGTATCATCACTGGCACTATTTAATCATTTATAAGGAAGATGCTTCCATGTACCATTTACATCAATGGTTAGCTTGCTACTTTCACCGCAAACATATCTCTGTATATACATTCTCTGTTTATGCTGACATCGTATTAATTTTTCTGACTTAGCCAGTTCATATATGCAACAAACAATGTGGCATTATCTACTCTGTTTGCAGATGCAATATTATAAAAATCATTACGCATCAATGACCAACCTTCATCTAATGGCATGTTATGAGCAATTATGAAATTATTCAGGATTTCACACTGCTTGTTCCATTCTGACTGTGATAAGCTATTAAGCTGAATATATATTTGATCATCTGTAGCGCTACCACCTGTTATTACTCTTGCAAGCTGACACTGCTTATTACTTGGTTTCTCCATATTCTTTATATCCTCCAAATTCTATGTATTTGGCATACGGCGTTTCGCTGTACACCTCTATGATTTTGATGTGACAGAAGCTTATGTCTGTCAGGAGTTCCATCTATTAATACTATTCTCTGTTGGAAAATAGATTTAATCTACATTTATTTCACTAAGTGATTCCAATATAATGTTAATAAATTTTTTCCCTAACTGGGCCGCGTGAATTAATCCATAATTTGCATATGGCACAAGTATTTCATCCATATACTCTTCAGCTTCACTCATAGAAAATCCGTATCTCTGCTTAACTGCATCTGTTAATTTCAGATTATTTTCTGCAATATATAATGTAAAATCTCTAGCTTCTTCCTTTGAAATATTTAATAGACGATATACAGCTTGCATTACCTGTACGATTTTCTGACAATCTTCTGATGCATATCCTTCTTTCTCAAATTCCTTTGCATAAAATATCTTCTCATCTTCTGAAAGAGTATATTTATCTTCAATAGCACCTATATCTATAATCCCCATAAATATTCTTGGTATCTCAAAATCAATCTTCATATGTCTTTCCTGTAAATAACTTAGAGCATACTTAAATTTTTCTATAATTTCTTCATATGTGTATTCCTTGCTACTGTCTAATACATATTCCTGCCACTCTTCTTTAATTTTCGGTTCATTATGTACCACTCTTATATTGACAGCCTGCTTCCCCTTTGTTCCATCATCAATATCAAACTCCACTGACTGATTCTGGTATAAAGTCTTAAAGTTCTTATCTGATATAACCCCTGTGTAATGACAGAAAATATCATTTCCATCACTATCCTTAATAAATCCATAACCTTTCTGTGTGTTAAACCATTTTACTGTTCCTTCCATTGATTAAATCCTCCATTTATAATTATTTTTATATAATTCAAGGTGAATTAAGTTATTCTTGTAAGATTCTTTAACAGTCCACAAACTGACCTCTACTTATATGTTCTCTGTTTACTTGCTGTGTTTCTTTAAAAAGAGCATTGTGATTTCCATATATGGCTGATTGAATGGCTTTACTATAATTTCTTTAGCCCCTAACTCCTTGTTATCCTTCACATAAAACTCATTAATAGAATCATCTGTAACTGGTATTTCAAGTTCTGTAAAATCATCACTGATATGTAGTTTCCAATCATCTTCATCAAGCGTATTGATATAAGTACGAAATGTATTACGCATTTTAAGGTCAAATCCAAAAAGGTCTGAGATTCTTGCACATGCACAATAATATTCATTTTTCTCATGAATTACTGCTTCCAAGAAATCCTTTAACTGGTACACATCCATTTCGTCATAATCTTTTGTTAGCGCTTCGTCTGTATTAATAACCATAAGTGTTAGTGACTGACCATTCTTTAATTTGCAGGTAATATATAAAGTATCTACCTCATCGTTATACTCACTCTCAATAGCTTCTATACTGTCTTTCTTTAAGTTGTACACCACATCATTAAACATGGTACATGACTGTGATAATTCATACTCATCCTTATACTCCTTACAGCTATTAACCTGCATAGACATAATAGTCTGTCCATCCTCTGAGCTTACCCTTAGTCTGGTAAGCTCAAAGTCATTTACTGAGTTGAATAACTCCTTCTTGTCCACTTCCTGTCCTTTAACTACAGCTTCTACAATCTTGTTCATAATATTATTCTCCTTTTATTTATGTTCTTTTACTTTGTCTGGCAGCCACTTTATTGAGCCGTCCTTATTTATAGGTATCTGCACCTTCTGCCCATTTTCATATTCAAAAACATGTGATAACTTACCGTCATCATCTACCCTTAACCATTTCTTAATCATATTGCTGTTCATTCCTTATAAATAATCTTATATATCTATCAGCAACTTATCATTGCTTAATATATTCTTCTCCGTTCTCGGATTTACTTTTACAAAAATTCATTTAAAATATCTAACCCTGACTGTTCCTTTTTCTTCTCAACTGGCTTTTCATCATCAAATGCACCCAAAAATCCAACTGAATCACCAAATAAGCTATCCTTTGACGCTTCCATGCCCTTCTTGATGATTTCCATATTGGTCTGTGCAGCTTCTTTTATCTGATTAAGTCTTGTTCTTGGTAAAGACAATCCACTCACCATACATACATTTGCTGTCGCATTAGTTCCTATATATGTATCAATAGGAGTTCCTATTTCAGAATATAACTGGCTCATATCAACATGATTATCACATGTCATAATCCCTATATATCTAACAACCTTATCCTGCTCTATAGGTGCATATATGTTATTACTTGTAATAGAAGAAATAACTTTATCTGCATTATCCTTTCCCAGCTTTGATATAACAGCCATACCAGGAGTTGATAACAACTTATCTATTTCACTTCTATCCAAGCACCCATAATTACCGCCATTCTCATTAGCAAGAAATGCGCTTAAATGGGTATAGAAAATATCATTAATCTTCATCTTGTCATTGTGCTTTGAATTATCTAAGATAAAAACAGCCCCGATACCTTCAAGATGTTCTATTTCCTGAAAAAGTTCTACTGTATTCGCATATGATTGAAAATTCTCTGACTTATCAGGAAGTACTGTTACAATACAGATATTTATTCCAAGCTGTTTTGATAATATCTTTGATGTTGCTGCAAGCATTCCACTTCCAGTTCCACCGGCAGCAGACGCACATATAAATAATGTAGTTATTGATGGCATCTTTGCTCTTACTTCATCAATAAGCAATTCCAAGTTATCTTTTAATAATGCCTTAGACATCTTCCTGTTCTTATGACAGCCCGTTCCATTCCTGAAATGAAGTTTATTCTTTGCATTTCTTGTTGCTAAATCTTCTATAGAACTATTTGCAACAACACACGGGAATCCTTCTTCCTCAAATCGTTTTGTTAAATTACCGCCAGCCTGTCCAAGCGATAAAAATCCGTACAGCGATAAATATTCTTTTTTATACATTGTGAGTTTCCTCCTTCTTAATAGGTAATAACGCAAGACCAGATTCTGTAATGAAATAGCTTTTAGCTTTACAAACTTTCACACCTTCATCAATATATCCTAGATTCTGCATTTCTTTAATTCTTTTGTGAATGGTACTGTATTTACTTGTCTTTTCAAATTGTGAAATTTCAGATATCGTTATACCATGCACCTTATCTGTAGCCTTCTTTGTGCGTAGAATACCAAGAATCGTATATGCACATCTGTTTAATTCCATATACTTTCACCTTCTTTTATGTAATATTCCTAAAGCTTTCTATACCTTGCTTTTCTCTGATTTGATTGTCAAAAATAAAAGGCTTTAATAGCCTACTATACTGTTCTCTCTTTAGTTATCACATCCCTTAAAAATTATTTATGTACAAAAATGTAACTGGAAATTGTGGGTGAATACCCAAGACTTAAAAATGATAATTGAATTACTCAATTTCTTCTGCTATAATGTGAATTGTTGATTACACAGTGCAGTTAAGTCTGTACAATTTAATTACATATCATAAAGTAGTACGCCAATACTCTTTATGAATTTCAGGAAGTGACTATCGCCAAATAGTTGCTTCCTTTTTCTTTTGTGAAGTTATAATATCACCATTATATACCGTTGTCAATATATTTTTCACCGTTTTCACCATTTTATTTTTATTTGATATATTTTTGTAATTTTGTTATAATAAATCCATGAAAGAGGTGAAATTATGCTTCCTATAAAAATGGATTTAACAGAAAAAGTTGCTGCTACGCTTAGGAAACTTAGACTAGAATATCCTGTAAATGGCGAAATACTTACTGCCGAAAAATTATCTAAAGCAATAGGCAATAATAGAGCTTGGATGTCTCAAATAGAAAGCAGACGATTAAAAAAAATAAAACGCGAAGATATTATAAAAATATATAAATTACTTCATAATGAAAATGATGATAAAAAAGCTGAACAAATTGCAGAAGCAGATTTATGTTCACCTTTTGAAACTAGATATGATTCGGATAAAAGATGTGATCATTTTGTTAATGATTCATTTTCAGAAGGGATTGTTTCTCTTGATAATCTTATATCAGAATTAAGGGATATTTTTTTAGATGAGTATAAAAAAAGAACTAATTCTCTTGATAGAAATGCATTACTGGGAACTATAGAATCTATGATAAGTAATTTCCAATCTGATTTTGAGCACACTAATACCATATACACTGCTTCTATTTCTTATGCGGATCCCGAATACTTTGGTGAAAAGTACGCTAAAGAATATTATAAATCATTGGATGATGTTGCAAAAAACTACATCATAAATTTACATGAAGCATTTGAAAAAGCGGATACTGATTCATTTTTATCTTATGTTCGTGAGACTTATTCAGATTTACTGAAAGATATAAATACTATTGATTCTAACACCTCCCATGAAGATATGATGGACTTAGTAATGTGGATTGATAGCTTTAATCGCCATACTTTTACGTACATAGACAGAATTAAATCTGGCAAACATCATAAAACAACTATTAGTCTTGACGAGTTATTTAATATAATTACAAATTTATCAACAGCCTTTTTAAATAAACTGAAATTGAATTATACTTATACTATTCCAATTCCTACCTTTAAATCAAGTAAAAGCGAATTGGATGCCAAACAATTAGAAATAAGTAACGCTATTATGCTTATAATAAAACATATATCAAATAAATAATTTCACTTGAAATCGTTCTTTCATTTCACGCATTAAAAAGTGCAATATATGGTGTTTTATATATCGTTTATACACTATATAGTATATTTATTGATAAAGCATATCAAAAAAGCAGGTAAAATCTGCGAAGATATGCTTATTTTTGTGCATTAGAAAAAGCCATAGCGTTATGCCCTTTTCAACCACAAAATATTATATTTATCCCATCTACACCAAACATGTTTTTTTATTTTATTCCGAACATGCTTCACTCATCTTTCTTAATATCTCAAAAGCCTTGATTTTCTTATCAATTTTCATTGTTAGTAATTTTCTATTAACATACTTTTTTAATATGTTAATACATGATATTCACTCATTTTCTCTTAAAACACTACGAACTAAACATCGAACCGCAATATTTCTGCTGCCACTTCACTGTAAATCAATTTTCTTAATCTCCAAAAGCACCGATATTTACTGCATTCTTACATAAACCATTCTTAAAACAATATTCCATGTCGAACTCAATACTTTTATACTAAAAAAGCCGTGACCATAACAGCCACGACTCCACAACAAAACATATAATTAATAAGGAAATCCTTATATAATATGTATATCAAGAGTTCATTACGCTCTTAATACCGAACTAATATAACATATTTTACCGAAATTATCTACCTGGTTATTTCCTAAAAATTCATGTTATTTCTATATTATAATAATGCAAATAAGCCTTTTATACCTGCCGCCTTTTGTAACTGACTAATTCTACCTAATACAATGCAACCTAATTCAGTGAAGAAATATTTCTTTATGCTTCTATAATCGTGTAATGTGTCTGTATCAATCTCAGTATGTAAGTTTAAATTATCTGCATCGAATATGTATGTACTAATAACTATTTTATTTGTTCGTGTGTTCATTTCCATACTCATTGATACTTTAAAATCAGACAGATATAATACCTGTTGTGTTTCCACAAAATGTCCAGCTAACATATTGTTGACTATATCCTCTAGTGTTCTCTGAATGTTAAAAGGTACAATAACATCCTTATCAATTAAAAATCCCACAACAGTATCATTTATATCTGTGTAGTTCTTATCACTCTGTAAATGTAAATCTTCAAATCTGTATTTGGGCTGTTCCATAATCTTAATATCTTCCTTTCTTGATCTTATCTTCGATTATCCCCTTACCTATTGTAAAGAAATGATAAATTGCTAATGGTATAAATATCAAAAGAATTTTGACCACCAAATTCTCAACTATCATAGATGTAACCATCCCACACATCCATAATGTCATTCCTATATAAAATCCATATGTGAAAATCTTTAGTTTTGTTCTGTACTTCGTATATTTTTCATATTCGTTATAATGATAATTCCATCTTGATATATCATCTTTAGTTGCTCCATCAATCATTTTCAACTTTCCCATCCTTTCTTTTATCTGCTGCCATCTCCGCATCATATTCCACTTCAATATCATCCATGATATCTCTTAAATTCTCCTTTGCTCCTTTAAGCCAATATAAATTATCATTTGCAAGAATCGGCTTCCCAGCTTCATACTGTCGTTCAATCTTATCCATCATAAATTGAATACCAGCTTTAAATCCATTGCCATATGCAAGTTTTATTACTTCCTGATTCATCAGTTATTACCTCCCTGTTATTAATTTTGCCTTACATATACTAATACACACTTTCCAGACAAAATTCCCCCTCTATTAGTAAAAATTTTGATTATTTAATTGCATATGATTTCTTGTTTATATACTGTTTCTACCTTATAATATATAAGAAGGGAGTTGATACTGATTTACATTGAGATTAAGAAGCAGAACCGCTTCAAAGATTTATTACATAAGATTTTTAATAGACTTGAAGATTCTTTGTTTAATCTGTTTCAAAAGATGCCTGAGAAAATGATTCCTGCTCGTCTTATGACCTGGATGGAACATTACACAGATAAACGCATTGCTGAATTACAACAGCAAATTATCCGCAGTAAATGGCAGACTATGGAACTTGAAAAAGCTGTCAATAATATACATAGTCGGCAGCAGACATAATAAAAGCACCTTCAGAAAGATATGCTTCTTTCCGTTGGTGCTTTGTTTTATTGTATATCATCCATTGTCATACATGGGATCTCTTTTTCCTGTCTTAACTGCTTATCATTAGTGAAAAACATATCACATCTGGACGCAATCGCTGATGAAACTTGCAATGCGTCCATTGCTTTAAATCCCTTATACTGTCCTCTAAGTTTAGATGCCTGTTCTGCAATATCTGAATTTATATCTATAATTTCAACATTCATATAATCTAAAAAGCGTTTGAAATTATCTACAAAATCCATTTTACCACTTGAATACGGATATACCAGATACTCTTCTACTGTTATTGCAGAAGTAACAACCTGTATATTCTTTTCTATACACATTGTAAAAAATCTCTTTATAACCTCTGAATATAAAGGACTGTTTTCAAGATAGTATATAATAGGTGCTGTATCAACAAACACTCTTTTAAAGTCTGTCATTATCTCTCATCTCCCTTATATATTCATCTGCATTTCTGCCACGCTCTGTTGTAGGCATAACAAACTGGTCTAAATCAATTTTCTTTGTTCGTCTGTCTGATATACTTATCAAACCATCAATACCACTTAAAATCTGAACAACATAAGTCAGCTTATCTTCTGGTACTCTTTCCAATAATTCAATAGCTTCTCTTCTAGTCGCTGTCATAGGTCATACCTCCTTTAAATCTTCGCAAGAAATCGTTGTTTCTTTATATGCCCTCGTTTTCCTTATTCTGTTCTATAACATACTTTTCACCATTAAATTCTGTATTTTTATCAATAAAAGCTAATTCCATACCTAACATATCAGCTATCTTTACTAATTCATCTGGTGAGAAAGTATTTCGTTGTACCTTATTACTAAAATTTTGTTTACTTATTCCTAGTGCTGCTGCCATCTCTAGCTGTGTAACCTTTTTGTTTCCTGAAATAGCCTTAAATGTTTCTTTAAGTGCCAACATTATTTCCTCACTTTCCCTATATTAACCAACTATTCTATTGATTAATTATAGTATATCACATTAATATTATTATTGCATTTAATTCATAATTCAATTTATATCAACCGATTCAACAATCTATGAGTTATTTTCCATAACAGCCTGTTACCTTGTTTTATACCTGTCTGATAAATAAATATCTCCGTTATGCGTTCCATAAAATCATCGGTAAGAATTGAACCCTTAAATTCATTACATGCTTTGCAGGTACACTGAAGATTACTTATATCATCTGCGCCATTCATAACAAGTGGAACAATATGATCCAGTGTCATATTATCATAGGTTATTTTTCTACCACATAAAATACATCTTCCATTTGCTGTATTGTATATCAATTTTCTTGCTTCTTCAGGAAATCTAATTCTTCTCCTGCTCCTATTTAACTTATATTTCTCGTTGGTTACTATATCTAATATGTAATATCCTTTTGTTTTACTTGGGGCTTTCTCTAATCTTTCTTTTGCTTTTTCCATAGTCAAATATATTTGTGCTTCATTTACATCTTTTGTCTTTGCTACTCCGCCATTTTCCGTTATTCTTATATAATAATTTCCATTTGTAAGTACATAAGCCATAATATCAACCTCTCTTCCATTGAGGACAGCCATATTTCAAGCTGTCCCATATTCCTTATTTATCCAATGTTTCTACTGCTTTTATCATTTTTATATTGTATTCATCATAAATTAAAAAACTAACAATTCTCTTACTTATGCATATTAAAATCTCATTATTTTTATATATCTCTTCATTTTTCCCTTTATTTACTTTTATCATGTTTGAAAAAATACTATTACCAAACATTTTCTGCTCGTATTTTTCAATAGACTTTTCTTTGTTAAAATAGACATAATTTTTGTACATTACTTATCACTCTTATCCTTATACCAAACCAACTATACAAGCCATTTTATACAATGGATTCTTTGCAAGTTTCCGTATATGTTCCGCTTTCTGTCTTGCCTTCTTTTCCAATCTGTCCATATATGCCAACCGGTCTTCCATTTCCGCATATTCAAGCATTTGTACAGGTGTCAAGCTGCTGTATGGTGTCTTAAGTTGCCTATCAATAATCTGGTTTCCATCTGCTGTATTAATTATTCTAAAATCAAACATATTCCTTTCCTTCCTTCCTTATATTTCCATTATTTCCGCTACAATCTGCTTTATTTTTCCAAACTGCTTATATATCCGTTTTTCATTGATTCCGTGATTTGCGCTTATTTCCCTTAATGAATACCCTTTTGCTTTATCTGAAAATATTTTCCATTGTTCTTCTGTCAATCTGCCTTGAATCTGCTTTATCATTTCCATATATTCAAGGGATGTGATACTTTCCATTGGTGAAGAATCAGCAACATTTGTTTCCATAATATCTAGACTTGTATTATTTCCGATAGCTGAATTTCTCTTCTGTGTCCTGAAATATAAATACATTTCTCTTCTCATGTACATATATGAAACTGCTTCGAATTTGCATTTCCGCTGTAAATCAATATCATTCAGATATATTTCCACTGATAATAGATAACCAAATACCGCAACATCAAAGTATTCTTCTGAATCAAGTTTTGACTTCTTCAAAAATTCCATAATCAATCTATAATTATCTTCAGCAAATTTCCGCTGTTCCATTGTTAAAGGCTTAAGCCGTTCTTTATTTTCCATGTGATAACCTTCTTTCCATTTATGGCAAGTGTGCCATTTCTGACACACCGCCAACTAAATTTACATATCAAGTAAATCTCTGCGTCTATTGTATTCATCAATGTTTCCAAAATACTTTGTATCATTGACTAATCTTGCCATAGCACAATTTCCTGTTCTTCTAAGTGTTAAAAGTCTAATAAGTTCTTTTATCTCTGCAAGCGTCCACTCTCTGTAATCATCTAATTCAAGCTTTGCTCTTCTTGCAATATCTCTATCTGTATAACCCAGTATTCTCATAGCAAGAACCATTTCAAGAAGTTCAGGCTCTGCATATTTGCTAACATTTGCAAACAAGTCACGCAAAAACTCTTTTTCAATTACATATGCTTCAACATTTTTTGTTTTATCAATCCAATATGCATCTAGTGGATGCCCTGAAAAAGGATTATCACCCTCTAATTCATAGTCAAGACTAACAAAACCGCCTTCTGGCATACGCCTTTGTGCGTGATCTGCTCTATGCTTACCATAAACAGCACGGGAAAGAACCTTTTCAGCTACCACATGAAATGGATAAATATGTAACTCTTCTCTACTGCAATACTTCTTTACTGCATTAAGATAAGGGATAACTAATTCGTCATACCACTCTTCTACTGGTAAATGATTCCATCTCATAAACTGATATAAATAATCGTGATGTTCCTCTGCGAATACTCTTTCTTCCGCTGTCAAAGGTCTGTCGGTGTAATCTGCTTTCTGTCCTCTTCTCCATGTTTTATCTGTCATTCTTATACCTCCTCAAATACTCCGCTTTTTAACATGTCTGAAATCCAACACTCAAAACTTGGATACTCGGCTTTGTCTGCCATATCTCTATAAACTTCTTTAATCTGATTTGAGTTGAATTTACGGTTTGCAAATGGTTCTTCATATGTGATATATAATTTCATATCTTGTCACGCTCCTTTAATATTCAGGGTTCAGGCGGATTACTCCGCCCTTGCCCTTGATGATTATTTAATTCTTAAAACCTTGAATCTTGTAACCTTTTCATATTCTGTTAAATCTCCCAAATCTTCCTCAAGTCTCTTCTTATCAAGTGTTTTTCTTTCCTGCTCTTTGTAACTGATTTTTGCTGAATCTGTGTACTCTTCTGTTAAATTGTTATCTTCCATATATGAAGAAATCTCATGCTCTAAGGTTTTTTCAATGCTAGTGGCTTCTTCTGCCATAGCCTTATACTTTCTTAACTCTTCAATCTTTCTTTCAAGTTCTGCTTTGTTGTTAATCGTACACATAACGACTACCTCCTTATTAATGAAAATGTTTTGTTGTGGTAATTGCTTACCTTGTAACTGTATTGTACATTTATCCGTGTACTATGTCTATTGGCAACTTCTACAATAATACACGATTAAGTTTACTATTCTTTTGTATGTTTTGTACACTATTTCGTTAACTTGCACAATTTATATCCATTTATTCGTGTACTTTTACCATTGAACAAAGTACACTATATCGTGTATTATAATATCAACAACAAAACATAATTAATTTTTAAGGAGGTCATTATTATGATGAATATTTATTTAACAAACTTAGGAAAATACAATGAAGGTCAATTAATTGGTGAGTGGGTAGAATTACCAGTAAGCAACGAAGAACTTCAAAAAGTATTTGAAAGAATCGGTATTAATGAAGAATATGAAGAATATTTCATAACTGATTATGAGTGTGACTTTTACGAAGTCGGAGAGTATGAGAATATCGACACACTGAACGACATAGCAGAACGGATTGAAGAACTGGACGAAGAAGAAAGCAAGATTGTAAAGGCTTTAATGTCAGAATGTGGCTATGCATTAAATGAAGCTATAGACAAGGTAAACAGTGGCGATTATAGAATTTATTCAGATTGTGACAGTATGACAGATATTGCTTATCAGGTTGTAGAAGAATGTGGGTATTTGAACAATGTACCTGATACAGTAGCAAGGTATTTTGACTATGAAGCTTTTGGGCGTGACTTAGGAATTGAAGGGACTTTCATTTTTTTAGATGATGGTAGTTGTTTAGAAGTCATTAGATAATATATCAGATACATATTATTAAAGGGTATAACCACAAACGGCTATACCCTTTATTTTTATGTAATATTCTATTGTTATGTACTGCCCTAGTCTATAGGGTATGTTTACATCGTTAAATCATGCCGTTATGCTCTAAATGGCTATAGTAGTTCTATTCACACGAAACCTTGATATTTTAACCCTCCGAAGTTTTAACAGCGTCAGGGGTACTTAAAACTAAAATATTATGTTGTTTTTCTATATATGTCTATAGTTGGTTGTTCTATACAGTGACTTCAAAAATCAATAATAGCTTCTAAATTCAATTGTGTAATCATCTGGCTCTAAATATGTCCATAATAATGTTTGTGTACATGCTACATTCATAGGCGCATCTAATATTAAAATATTTCCACTCTTTACCATTGTACCACTTGAGTTATATAATCTGTATGTAAATTTAATATTATCTAAACTATTTGATCCCTGATATGTTTTTATACATGTCAAAGTTGCTTCAACAGTATCTTTTCCACTTGTTGAACGCTTAACAGTATACGACATATTTTCCAATGTAGCTTTTGTATAAGCCTTCATTGATGTATTAAAATAGCCTAAATTCTCTATAGGTAAAGAAGTACTTGTTGTTAATGTACTCTCTTTTTGTTGAGTCTCAGGTTCTGTAGCTTTTTCTGTAACTTTTTCCGTAGGTTTTTCAATTGTGGTTTCTGGTGATTTTGTTGTAGTTTCTATATTATTTTCTACTGCTTTAGTTTGTTCTAATGTTTCTTTTTCATTATTAGATTCATTTGCAGTTACAACATCATCTATACATGTTATATTAATATACTGACAAGCATCTGACCCTGTATCAAAAACTTTAATAGTAGCTTTTCCAGTTTTTTTGCCATATAAATTTAATTGTCTTCCATTTATCCATTTTACTCCTACAATATTACCATTACTTGATTCAGCACGAAGAGTACCTTTCAAATTTTTGACATTAACATTAATAGTTTTTACAGAATCACTTCTATATATTGATATTTCATTAGAACTTACATCTATTGATGGCTCTCCACCATCATTATAATATTGTACATCATCAATTACTGCATCGTCTTCCGATTCAATTTCTGAATCATTCTCCAATTCTTCATCAGTGGAAAATATTTCTGTAGAATTATTATCATCTATACTTATTTGAGATTCATTTAATGAATGTGTTGAATTTTGATTATTATTTTTGTTCTTGTTGCTTGTATTTTTAGAAAAAATAATTACAAAAACTAAAACAACAATAAATACAACACACACTATTGGCAACCAAAAATATTTTTTTATAAATCTCAAGAAACGATTAGATATCTGGTAATCTTCCGACTGTTTTTCATCATTAAATATAATTCCTTCATCTGCAATATTTTCTTTTTCATTTATAGGGCATCCACACTTAGGACATTTTCCTGCTTTATCAGATATTTTCTTTCCACATTCAGGACACTTAATCATTGCCATTCTTCTGTACCTCTCTTTCTTTACTCGACTAGTAAAATATCTGTTTATATTATATTCGTTATTGCGAAGATATTCAAGTCAAAGAATACACATTACACTTATTTCATAAAATATATGAAATGGAGGTGCTATGATGATTGATTACTCCCCTTTCTGGAATACACTGGAACAATCAAGTGAAAACTGGTATACATTAACTAGCAAGCATCATATGTCTCATAGCACTCTTCATCGACTAAAACACAATATGGATGTATCAACCAGAACTCTTAATGATTTATGTAGGATTCTTCAATGTGATATATGTGATATTGTTAGATATGTTCCATCAGATTCAGACCAGCCATTATAAACTGGCAGCAGATATAATATAAAGCTCCATTAGTTTGAATATCAAAGCATTATACATCACGATAACATTATTTTTATAAAAATCTCTTATTATGCCCTATTTTACTGGCAAATCTCATTATTTCTCATGTATTAGCAAAATCATAATATATTCCAACATAACATATGATTATCATTTCTTACTCCGATACTTCAATCTATATTAAATCCCTGTACATTTTGCTCATATTCGATATTGATATTCAAAACATATCCCCTATTTTTCGGACTTACACTACCATTCTTTGTACACCACGATATGCTATACGATAACGATTTTCATGATACTATTGCATTTATTTGTTTAATAATATAATATATTCATGTTGATTTATTTCTTTTCTTCATAATGCAGATATAAACAAAAGGGGTTGCTAGTATGTCGGAACTAGCAACTTCTTTTTTATCCACAACACTATGCTAAAGGGAGGGGGTACATTTAAACGATAGCAATTTAAGTACCTAACACAATGTTATATCCCCACAAAAATCGTAAAAAAATAGGACACATCAAGTTTGCACTCGATATGTCCTATCACTTTAATTTCTCACTTCTACATTCCAATTTACCATAGCATTGTATAAGCAATCCTGCACCTTACCCTTACAACTATCAGCCAGTTTCAATATATAATCTTTCTTACCTGTAACATAACCCTTTTCCGCTTCTTCTTTAGTATTAAATGTACCAAATGATATATTTTTATTGAGAACCATCATATATGTTTCATACTGTTTTTCCTTATTCTCAACTATCCTTCTTTTAGTACCCCTATCTTCAAACACAGTATTTATATAATGTTCCACAAAGACACAGGTTTCAGGACTATATACTTTGTTTCCCTGACACAATATATCCTTATCTAAGTCAACCTTTGCACCTTCTATTATGTGTTCCCTATACCATATTCTAAAGTTAGCAAAATTCAACCACTCTTCACATACACTCTTATCTTTGTAATATGGTTTATATTTGTGAATTTTCTTGTTATAACATCTTTGTATCATATTCGTCCATCTTAGATATTCTGGTGATTTAAGATCCACATCATTAGTACCATTATACCCTTTACCCTCATATGTTCTTTTGAAGTATTTTGGATTCCAGCCATTATATTTATATTCCGCTGAATTAATTATACTCATAATCTGTTCATCTGATACAACGCCTGTATCATCATACATTTTCTTTATAGCCTCATATTGTAATTCAGTTACTGGATATAAATGCTTATAATAGTTATTTTTTATATTATTGTCAGTATGCCATACCTTGATATTATTCTGCATATCATAATTAACAATAAATGTCTGAATAACAAGTTCACTAGCCTTTACCTTTACTTTCTTATATCCCCATTCTTTCTTAGTTTTAAAATACACATTCTTTTCAAGAGTATAATATAATTCTTTATCTTTTCTTGAATATGAACCCTTTAACAGCTTATATCCATCATTATCCTTTATAATAATTCTGCCATAAGAGGATACCCATGCACTCTTATAGTCTAATAAACTGACAAACTTTTCACCTCTAGCCATATAATTTATTCCTGATGCCATCTTAGTTAATATTCTTGATGGATTGATATGTTTATATTTACGCTGTATTTGCATAGAAATATCTGTATTATACATTTCTATATTAACTTGCATTCTTTTAGCATTACGATACTCCCTATGATATTTATTATTGCAATCTATACAAATATTTCTCATGTATCCATTACTAATAGCATATTTATCTAATAGCAGTTCTCTCCCACACCTCTTACATATTTTTGTCTCTTTATTATCATTAATCATAATCCTCCTTATTAATAAATCAGAGGTCAAGAACACACATAATCAAAACGCTCCTTAATAAGCTACCATCTGGCAGCAGACCTAATATTCTTTTTTATTAATGGAAAATGTGCTGAATTGCACTATAGATATTCTTAAACTCTGATACAGACTTTATTTTACTTCCTGCCTGTTGGGAAATATCCATACATTATTTTGAATCGGTGTATGTCTGCCGATTATTTTTCTTCACTTAAAATCTTATTATTAAAACGCTTACAAGCCTCTTTCAAAAACCTTGCTACTTTTACCTTTAACTGATACCTTGCAGGAATAACAACCTTCTCTCCTGTAACAACATTCCTAGCATTTTTAGTATCTCTCCATACTGGCTTAATTGAAAAATACTCTCTTATTACAACTGCATTCCCCTTTTCAAGTTCTGCTATTGTTGTATTTAACAGTTCTGTTAATACTGTTTCAATTATCTGCTGTGAATATTTTTTCTTATATTTACCATGATAAGGAATACTAAAATTAATACTCCTATCTTGTAAATTATCTGCAACTTTCTTTACAAGTTTGTCTCTGGTTATTCGTTCCATTACTTTTCCCCTTTCAAATCCTTACAAGCTACATTTAACTTAGTACCTGTCTTAATTCTTGCTTTATAATGTGCTGGAATATAAACCCTTGACTGATCCGCAACATTTTTAACTTCTTTAGCCTTATACTGTTTTGGATATATGTTCATATATCCTTTCAATACAACCGAATCACCTTCAGACAAAATATCTGCTACAGTGTCTAAAAAGGCTGTCAAACATATATCAACTGTTTCCTTCGATATGTTTATTCCTTCATCTGCAATCTTCTCAGCAATTCTTCTTACAACTCCTGGTTTAATAATCTTCTGTTTCATTTGTCCTCCTTTAATCAATACCATGAAATCACCATTTCAAATTAGCCTTCTATATACGGCTTTAAAATGCGTATATGGCTCAAATTTAACTTTTTATGCTTTATATGAGTATTTTATCGTCTACACATTTTAAGGCACTAAAATAAGCCCACATACCTGTAAAATACAAGTACATGGACTTATTTATATGTCTTAATATTAAGTTGTATCAATGAAAGTCTTTATTTGTGTTATTTTTTGTAAAATAAAAACACCAATTACATTTTTAAAAAACACCAACTCAAACCCACCATCACACCAACATACTGCAAATTATGCCAGCTTATGCCACGATATTGACAATTTACCAATTCACAGGAATCCCAGCAATCAAGCCTCAAATCCCTTAAATACAGTAATTATCAT